ATCTAAAGCGATAAGCAAAACATAAAAATTTATCTTTTATGTAATTCTCTTCTTGAGAAGGCGTGTCAAATAAAACTAACTTTGGAGCAGCTAATACAAATTCTTGTACAGGAGGTAAGAGTAAAGTGTTTTCATATTGACTAAATCCTGGAGGCTTTACTATTAAAGAAATATCTTCTTCTGTAAAATTATCCTCTGTTGTAGGGTAGGCATAATCTCTATTAATATTTATAACTCTGGGAGGGTTTAAATTGTCTGTAAAAAATAATAAGTCTCCTATTAAATTTACACCTGTAATTAAATATGTAGAATTAAAATTTAAAACTGTTTGAGATATAACTAAATATTTAGTAACATTTGTAGATGCGTTATAAGAAAGAATCATATCTATCTTTCCTGAAGTTGAATTGGAATTATTTGAGTCATGAACAAACCAATACATATTTTGATTTATACCGTCTGCATAAGAACCAATACAAACAGCGTTACTCATTTCTTCATTTTTGTAAAGAATATTTGTAACTTTTGTGTTTCCCTTTGAGTTTTCTACAGCCCCTATCTCAGTTGTTTCTGTTGATCCAAGTCTTACATTTAAAGCGTCTACATATTGTCCTGGAGGAAGCAAGCGTTCATCAACGCTTTTATTCATTTTACCAGCTATAAAATTTGTGTTGATATCCATATTATTTCAACCATTTATCTTGTCCTCTCATATTCATTAAAAGTCTTCCAGGATGAATGTTACTTAATCTTATTTTAGCATTTCTTAGTAAAGAAGATTTTTCTTTTCTGGCTCTATTAACTATATATTCTTGCACTCCAAGCTTACTGTTTAATAATGAAAATCTAATGTAAGCATATATAAATTCTTCAAACATTTTGTTTACACTTATTTTTGCATCATCTCCATTTTCCATACCGTCAGAAACATATTCTAATACAACTGATTTTCCAGACATACCAGAGCTAAAGTATATTACTCCTGTATCTCTATTGATAGTAAATGTAGGGTTTACGTTTGCCGTTTCAGTGTTTAAACCAAAGTGTCCTCCTACTCCGTATTGAAAATACCAATCTCCATCACAACAAAACCCCATTGTGTTATTGTATGGCCCTGGCCCTAAATACAACGTCTGCATACCACCAGCTATTCTGGCTAAATCTACTTGTGAGTTTTCTGGTCTTAATACATTACCATCTAAATCAAATAATATATTAGATTGATTGTCTTGTAAATAAGCGCCACTCCACATTGTTTGAATATTTTCTACTAATGGAAATAACGTATTGTTTTCATATAAAGAAACTCTTACATAATTTACATAATCTGGAGGCAATACAAATCTTATTTGAGAATCTACTGTTAACTGAAGGATTTTAATAACCTTCATTGCATCATAATTTAATTCTTGTATACCTCTCTTTGCATGAAATATAACTTGATACCTTTCTATGTTATTTAATATCTCATTGTTACCTTGATACATTAACATAAAATTTGAAACAATATCTTCTAAAGATACATACTGATATGATCCCCAGTTTTCATCGTTAGGGCTTGTACCATTGTTTTCGTAATATAAATAATCAGAAATATATGCCATGTTATGTTTGTATTTGATTGTTACTTACTTCTTCTGTCTGTCCAAAATTATAGACATCAGCTTCTCTAATCTCTATACCTACATACTGACATATTTTTGCAATTAAACCAGGTTCGTCTGACAACGGTAACTCAAAGTCTTGAAACGTTGATGATGACTGGTAAAATGTTGGCTCTCCTAATGTTAATGAAACATAAGTCCATGATGGAGGCTTAGGGTATCTAATGTATTGAGCCTTTATATCTCCTGCGGCTTGAATTGATGTTGGGTAAACGCTTACCGTATTACCTCCCAAGACATAAGCTGGAAATTGTTTTGAAGGTGCTGTTAATGTGGAGCTTGTTAAATAAAATATTTTCTTTTGACTAACTCTTTCAACTTCAGTAATATTATTAGCATTATAAATACTATAGTTTGCTGGCGTTGTAGCAAAAATATCTTGTGTTAAATTTATAGTTGTAGCATTTGCTACCGTAGTTACAAAAGCCTGAGCTAATGTAGTTGTATTTACCACTATACTTCCTGAAACAGGATATGTTGGTGTAATTGTTCCATTTGAAAAAACAGGATTAGCATTAGCGTCTATTAGTTGATTTACTGCTATTGTTGTGTTTATGCTTGATGTTAATATACGAGGGTAATAATAAAGTTTATTTATTAAATAATAGTCTGAAGGTAATGACCATGTGTTTGCAGTACCTCCTGCTAAAAAAACTTCTACTGAAAAAAAATCTATTACTTCTTCTAAGCTTTTTACAATATCAGCATATCCAGTTCCTGATTGCCTAACATTTTCTCTATTAATCCATTGATTGTACTGATAAAAATAATCTTCAAAAAGATCCATTTGCGCCTGTTGAGCATACAAATTGAAATCTTGCGGAGATAAATAGCCGTAATTATTCTTGTTAATAATTGCTAATACCGTATTCCTAACATCATTAATCATTGCCATAGAAAATACCTTTTAATTATTTACAAATATAACAAAAAAAAAGGGGTTACTTTTTTTGTAACCCCTTCTTAAACTATATAGTGTAATTAACTAATTACCAGAGAATTTACTACTATCTGATTACCTTCAAATAAAGGCATTTGTAATAACGCTACCGCTGGCCCTGGAGGTTCTGGTAAGTCTATGCCTACAGATCCTCGAATTAAAGCACTTTCAATAGCTGCTGCAACCACTCTACCTGTTCCTTGGTTTGAATGTTCCATTGTTAACGTATTAAAAGTTACAGTATTTAAACGTAAAATAGTAGTATCTGCATCAACTCTATCTACAAAAGTAATATTGTCAATTAAAACTAATTTGTTAGCATTATAAGACTGATTTTTAACAGAGTAAGAATTAGTATTAACAAAAATATTAGCCGCTGTTGATGTAATTCTAAAGTCATCTACTATAGTAACTACATTTGCACTAACATTTGAAGTAATATTTTCAACTACATCATCTGCCGTTACAGTTGTAGTAAAAGAAGCTGTTGCATCATATATTTGAGTCAACTGAGGTGTAATCCTAAACGCATCTTTAGCATCACCTGCTCCTGCAAAAAGATCTGTCTCTATAAGAAGATTAGTTTCGTCAATTACTGAAGTTACTGTTGTTTGTGTTCCGTTAGCTGTGTTCATTACAATGTCTCCAACTAAAACTTTACGAGCAACAAAAGTAGCTCCTGCACTTGTTAATTGTAGAGGCTTTCTAATATCAAAAGTTTCAGAACCGCTTGGAAATAATGCTGAATTACAAGTAAGAGAATCAGTACTTTGTATAGAAGCTATTGTCCCCACTGTTCCACCAGAATTATAAATACTACCGCCAACCATGTCTGCTGTAAATGCTCCTGTTCCTGCCGCAACAGATACTTGCGCTGGAAAAGATGCATTGTTAACAGTAGTAACTTGAAATGTAGCATTTGCATCACCACCTGTAATTACAAGAACATCAGTTGCTACATAGCCTGTACCAATGTTATTGACAGTGATACCAGTAACAGCTCCTCCACCGCTTACCACTATATCAACTCTACAATCACTACCTGATCCACCTGTAGTAGCCACATTAGTTGAAGTTCCAGGAGTATAATTTGTGTTACCTCCTCCAACGGCACTAATAGTACCTACGTTTCCTAAAGGTAAATTGGTTCCTGTCTCTACAGCTGAAGAGTTTCTTGACGGAATAACATCAGTCATTGTTCCAGTAGCCGCATCTGCGTTTATTGGAATTTCTAAGTATTTCGCACTCATAAAATTAAGCGTTTACTATTCCAGTTGGCGCTAAAGGTAATGCAACTGGGAACTGAGATCTTTGCCAGCTTGTTGCCATTGCTTGCTCCATTGCATCTATAATTGCATCATAGACGTTAAAAGCTGTTTGTGCTGCCGTAGTTACCGTAGTAGCTGTTCCGTCAGAATATGTTAATACAACAGTTGCAGCTGTTCCGCTTCCTGTTGTTACTGTTTTTAAACGACTAAGGCTAATCAACTGACTTGTCTTAGGCGCATTTGTTACTTTAAGAAATTTTTCCATTTTATAATAAGTTTTTAATGGTTAATAAAAAACAAAGATAATTAATCTATTTATCTTTATTTAAGCTCTTCTTAAGTATCTTAAACATTTCTATACCATCATCTGACTGTAAGTAAGAACCTATAATGTAATAAGGATCAGTATTATGAGGTATGTTTAACATTTTCTTTTTATTGCTTTTTAAATTGTACCAAACCTCTTTACCGCCTTTAGAAAATTTTAAAAGATTAGCCTCAAAAAATCCCATAATAATGTCTTGTAATTCTAACATAGGGTCATTAATAATTTCCATTAATTCTTCTGGCCTATTCCTTGCGTACATTAATAAATCTCTTTTTAATTCTGGAGTTGTCATTTTGTCAACTGCATTGCCAATAAAGACTCTACACACAGTAATCATTTTGTCTAATGGTAATTCCATAGCTAAAACTTGTGCGTTTAATTCTATTTGTGCTTCTTCTAATTCTTCAGAAGCATCATTCTCTCTGTTAATTTCTTCAAACACCATTCCATTTTGTGGGTGATGATATAAAAATTGTTGTAAAACTTGATTGTTTCTATCTACTGTTAACATTCCGTCTTCAAAAACTACAGGCTCTAATATAGCATTTCCATCTTGCTCATCTTCAAATGGGCTTTTTTGATTTCTTGCGTAACGCAAAGGTCTGTTAACACCTTTTTCTTCGTCAAACCATAATAAAGGTGATCGTGAACTATTTCTTGAAGGGATTGTGTAGGATAAAGGAGCCATTCCTTTTAATAATCTATACGACTTACTCGTATACTGTTGTATTTTATTCATTGTATTATATTTTAATTTAATTATATTTTAAATAAAAAGGGGGTTACTAATAGGGCGTTTGCATGCGTGACTTTCACCCCCTTTCTAAAGTTTACTATCTAATTCTTATTGTTGAAATAAGAAGAAGTTGTTTGCACCTAAAGTACATACCGCTCTTTCAGATAAGAAATTTACT